CGCTAGTAGTCATTTGTTGAAAAGTTTTAGTCATGTGTGTATTATATCACTTTTGCAATTGTGGGTCAAGCTATAAATTTTGGTGCTTCATGGATCACAAAATCATCTAGTAGTGACACATATACCTCATAACCTAATGCATTAATAAAGAAATATCTATACTCACTGCTAGGCATGTCCTCAAAGGCACAAAATACCTTTGATCGGTCATGTTTGAATATTAATAATGGAATTTTACTTACTTGAGTGCCCTGACGCACAGCTTGAGCCCACCATTCAAAAAATTGTGGGCTTTTACCTGTTAAAATTGCGCTTGTTAAGTGATCTTCCTCATAGTGCTTAACTTCTACTGAGTAAAGATTCTTTTCGCCAGGAACATAAAGGTCGCCCTTTAGTCCATGTTTAGGGTCTAAGGCACCTGAGCTGGGTACCCGTTCCCACTGCAAATTTGTAAGTTTGCGAAGCTGATCCCTAATTGTGGTCTCGGCTCGGGCTCCTTTAGCTCGGGGGTCTACTGCCATTATGTTTCTATCCTTGATATATTTTTCTCTTTTACTACTTGTAATTTTTCTAGTAGTGGGTGAGAAAAGCCGTGTGATATAAGAAAAGTATTTAGATTTTCTTCTTTGAGTAAAACTTCAATAAGACGTTCTTTACCTTCACTATCCAAATTTTCCACTGTTTCATCGAGAATAAGTAGGTTTGTACGGCTATTAGATAACGTTTGCATGAGTTTACGAATAGCAAGCAAAGTAGCCACGTTAACCCTAGCACGCTCCCCGCTAGAAAGAGCAAGGATATCCACGTCATGGCTATTGTCAGTAATAACAACATTTAATTTATCCGATGATGCAATTTTAAACGATAGCTGGAATCTACCATCAGCCAATTCATTAAGATATTCATTAGTAAGTTCTTCTAGGTCTTTAACTAAACATTCAATTTTGTACGCTACTAAACCTGTAGTAGAAAATGCTTTTACTAAAACTTGCAAATTAGATAGCTGCGCAGCTTTATCTAGCAAATCAACACTATGCGTTTCTAACTCAACTTTCATATCCTGCATTTGTGCAGTAATAACAGCGGCTTTAGAATTGTGCTCAGTAATAGCTTTATTACTAGTTTTAACTTTAGAAATTATACGATTAACAGTTGAAATCTCGGTTTCTAGGGCTGTAACCTTACTTTCTAATTCATTTTTATCTAATAATTCAGTTATAAGGTCTTTATCAATAAGGTAATGATACTTTTCTATTTCTAGTATACTATCATTGTACTTAGTCCACTGTGTTTTTAAGGCAGTTTCTAGGGCTATAATTTTAGTTATTTCGTCAATTTCTGATAATAAACCAATTTTGCTGGCTTCAAACTCTTCGACCATGTGGTACATTGTACTATTGTCAATTGTTTGAGTACAAGTAGGGCATTTACTGGTTGGCCCATCACATTTAGCTGCTAAAGTTTTGCCATTTTTTAATTTGCTTTGTAGTGCTGCTAGCCTGATTTTTTTATCTGTTACCCATTCATCAGATTGTGCTAATGTATCAGGAGCCAAAATTGATCTTGTTAAAACAATTTCCATTAGTTCCCGATACTTATTATTAGTACTAATTTTTTTATTTGTAAGCTCAATGTTTTTGAGTTCATTGTTAATAAGGGCTAGTTCATTAACAGCCTCTGTTGGTTGATTAGGTTCATCCGCTAATTCACGAATGGTTAAATCTTCTTTTTCATACTTGGTTAACCAAGTACGCACAGTGTTGATTTTGGTTTGAGCTGACTCAACCTGTTTAGTCATGCCACTGCTTAACTCTTTGAATACATCAGCTGCACGCGTATAAACTGTTAGGTTTAGTAATTCTATAAGAAACTTTTTGCGAGCCGTATCTGTAGCAGTTAAAAACTCTAACGACGAAACCGAACTTTGATAAACAATTTGGCTAAACGTTTTGTGATCAAAACCAAGTATTCCTTCAAGAGTTTTATAAGTGCCAGTGGCAGTGTGGCTACTAATATCAATACCGTCACGACTAAGCTTAATATTACTAGCAGAACTTGTTCTAGAAACTGCAACATTATATTTTGTCCCGTCTTTGTCAAAATCCAATTCTATGGTATAATTTTTTTCTTTTGAATAACGATTAAGAATATCTGATTTTTTAATCTTTTTGGAATTTTGATTAAATAGTACTTCTTCAATAATTAACGCAATCGAACTTTTACCATGACCATTTTTCCCTACAATTTGTGTTAGTGGTGTACCGTCTAACCTTATTTTATTATTAGGGCCGTAGGAAAATGTATTACCCCATCTAACTTCTTCAAAGATAATCATTCTGTTGTAATTTTATCCATGTTATTATTTAATATTTGCAAAATGTCCATTACAGTATTATCAGGTAATTGTAGGATATAAAGCAAATATTCTTGAAGTTCCGCAGCAAGAGTCATGCTAGGGTCTAGGATAAGTGCTGTATCTGATTCTCGCTTTACCACTTTTTTATCAATCAAACTATTATCGGCCAAAGCGCCAAGCGCAGACATATCACCTTCAATTTCATAAATGGTGTGGTCGTAGTCTGTGGCAGGCATATCATCACCTGCTTGAATAGTTTTACGTATTAGCTGAGGAAGCTGTAGCTTAACCCAGCTATGCTCAAGAGTAACACTATCAAATATGATAACGCCAGTATCTACATTATGTCGGTGAAAGCTAGTAGTACAGGGGCTACCAGGATAAAGTATATTACGTTGCGAATTTTCGTAACTGTGTAAATCACCGGCCAAGACTTTATCCCAACGAGCAAATAGTTCAAGATCAATTTCAGGTTTAACGTGTGGTGGAATTTCTCCACGTACGTGCGTAAAACATACGTTACCATGTGTTAAGTGTGGTGCTTTTTCAAATTCTTTTAGTTTGTTGTATGGAATAAAATCCATATTGTCAATGCTATGGTAGTCATCAATAATTGTGACTAATTTATTAAGCCTAACTGTACTTTTCTTTAAATAACTAAAGAATGTAGTATCTTTTTTCAGTGCTTCGTGATTACCTGCATAAATAATGCAAGGAATTGTAATGGAAGCAACTAAATCAAAATAAACTTCTAGTTCGTCCATTGTAGGCATACGATCAAAAACGTCACCACCTAGTACTAACAAATCGCAACTAGTACTATGTTGAGTAAGTTGCTCAATAAACATAGTATAACGATTCTTAGCCCAGTCAATTGGTACGTTTTTTTGACCCAGTTTAATGTGTATGTCTGCTGTAAATAGTATTTTCATAATATAAAAGCCGCTATAAGTGTGATCCTATAGCGGCTATTTTTTATTGAGTTAAATCACTAACTGCTTCACCATCCACGCCTTCAACTTCTTCTTCAGCGCCACTAGTAATGCGCTCAAGAGTAGTTTTTACTTCTTCAGGCGTAGCACGAATAAATTTAGCATCAATAGGAAGGGCTGCTTCAACAGTTGCAATATCTTCTTTGCTAAGCGCACGCTTTTTGCAACGCAACACACTAAGAGTATATTCAACATTAAAAGGAAGTGGTCCGGTTTTAGCACGTTTAAATACTACATCCCAACCTGTTGTATAGTCAGTAGGGTCACCTAAATCTTCTGCTGCCGAGCAAATTTGTTCAAACAGTTTCTTTTTTAGATTTAACACAACTACTTTACCGTCTACTAGTGCATTAACACTATAACTCCATGAGCACTTCTTATCTGGAAAATACGCAGGAACGTGATCTACTTCTGCATTTGTAAATTTCTCTTTTTCACGATCAAAAGCTAAGCACTCAACTGGAATATCTTTATTGTTGCTGCCTTTCAACCAGTACACATAACGAGGAAGAATTCCACCTACAATACGTACTGTGTTTTCGCCGTCTTTGTAAACATACGATTCGTGTGAGTTTTTAACTGCTTTACCTTTAGTTGCTGTAAATGCTAATGCCATTTTTTATCCTTAGATTGATGAAAGATTACTCGTATTTAAAGAGTATTTCTGATTGTGTTATATTTAATAACGGGTTAGTTTTAATTACATCGTATGCTATGTCTGGGTAATACGATAGTTGTAAAGATTTATATTGATATAATTTATATAAGTTATAATCTCTACGGGCGGCTAGTTTAATATACTGAATTTTATAAATAATATCCGTTGATTTGTCGTTAAATAAATCTCCTGGATTAAGTAAATAACTATTTCCGTGTAGCGGGACTTTGCTGGGTTTATATTTGGAATATTTGTATGGCAAGCGTTTTGAATAATGATATTCAAGTAGCGCCATAAACTTATTAGAATCACTACCAGCCTGTGTTTCTAGGGTCTGTAAGTTAAAGAATATTGCCATGTGAGTATTATACCAAATTTTGAAGCAATTTGCAAGTGCAAAATTTTATGCTAATTTATTCAGTATGGCTACTACTTCTTCTAGAGTTTCAGAAACTTCCCAAGTTCCATGTGGTGGACAAAATACAAAAGTAACTTGCTCCATAATCCCATCTTCTCTAGTTACCATATTATTATGTACTGTTGCAATACATTCTTGATTAATTGATATTTTGTTTCCACGATGCACTGGTGTGGCATTTGTTAATGTTATATACATATTACGCGCCTACTACTTCCCACCCTTTGCGGGCATAAAAAGCTTGGCGATCCTTATTTTGTTTTCTGTCACTTGTGCCACTAAAGTTCATGTCTATGACTAGTGGGTCTAATTTGCCAGGATGCATACGTTGTATACGTCCCACAATTTGTTCTAATAGCGCATCGTTAGCAATTGGTCCTGCTAAAATTACACAACTTAAGATGTTGACTGAGATGCCTTCTGAGAAGATCTGTCGGCTACCAGCAATGCAGCTTTTTTCACCTTCTTCAATTTGTCGTTTGAGTTCAGTACGTTCTTCATAGGTTGTACCGCCAGTAATGCACACACATTCTTCACCAATTAATTCTCCTACGTTTTGTAAAAATTCTACTCGGTCTGCAATAATTAATACTTTATGCCCTTTTTGTATTTGCAAATGAGCAATACGTGCTATAACTTGTTGATAATCTGGGTCATAAAGTAAGATATTCATCTTTTTAACCCAAGGCTCACCCTGTGCTAATGCAATGCCAGTTTTAATAATCTGTACTCGTGGCGTTAGTGTATTTGATTGCGGAGGTTGATAAAGTTTAGGTCCAAAAAAGTCTTTGAATAAGATATGTTTTCCATCTTTTCGTTGCATAGTACCACTTAAACCGATTTTATATCGAGCATACATGCCATCGATAAATGCGGTAAATGTACTAGCAGGACAATGATGTGCTTCGTCAATAATAACTGTGCCAAACTCTTTGCTGATTTGTGCCGTTACTTTAGTTAGTGTTTGAATGTTACCAATAACAATAGAGTGGTCAATATCAAATTGACCGCTACCAATAATTCCAACAGGCATGCCATATAATTTTTCTACTTCATCGGCCCAT